ACCAGTAAACAGGCTTACTGAATATTGGGAAAAGCTTTCAAAATGCTTTGATAAGGTAGTTCAGTTATCTGAATCTGTAGAAGGGAAGCTTCTTGTAATATCAGATAGAGTACTAGAGATTGAAGGTGAGAAAGTATTTGTTCCGGGTGATCCTCGGTATAATTATTCTAAGGAAAAGATTCATGAGGAATGTAATATTAATTACATGGAAAGTACTCATGATTTAGCAGAAGTACCTTATGAATTCTCTCCCAGATTTTATCCCACTCAAAGAGAAATAATGTGGGCGAAGAAGTTCAGGAAAAAGATAAAAGCAAAGAATGTTATTTTATGGGCATTGGCTGGTTCTTCTGTTCATAAAGTTTATCCATGGGTAGATGCTGTTATTGCGTCTATTTTAAAAGAAAGAGACGATGTTGTTTTTTTAACTATAGGAGATCATCTCTGTTCTATGCTTGAGATGGGTTGGGAAAACGAAAAGAGGGTAGTTAAGAAATCTGGTAAATGGTCTATAAGAAAAACATTGGCCTTTATGGAGCAATGTAATTTAGTAATAGGTCCAGAAACTGGAGTTCTTAATGCTGCATCTTCTCTTCCTATGAGGAAAATAGTTATGCTTTCTCATTCCTCTAAAGAAAATTTATCTAAGCACTGGATTAATACTCTTTCTTTAGAGCCAGAAGAATGCGAATGTTATCCATGTCATAAATTACACCCTCAAGGATTTATCACTTGTACTAGAGATGAAACTACGGGGGGTGCTTTGTGTGCTTCTTTAATAAGACCAGAGACAATCACTAATGATATATTGAGAAATCTTAAATGAATTATTTGCAACTTTGCCAAGATATGGCTAGGGACGTTGGCATTCCGGGTAGCGGGCCAGACGATGTAGAATCAACTTCATTAAGCGAAGAAGAGAATAATATTGTTCGATATATTAATCAGGCCAATATTGATGTAGAGAGTCGATGGTTTGATTGGAATTTTCTTTGGACTGAAGTTGATTTAAGCGCTACTGCTGATGTTTCTACATTGACATCTCCTACTGATTTAGGAAATTGGAAATTAGAAACTGTTATTTGGAACAAAACATCTTCTAATTATCAAATCCTTGAGTATATGGATTGGGATGACTATACAGAGATGTATAAATATGGAACTATATCTACTGGAACCCCAGAAGCTTTTAGTGTCAAGCCTACGAATGTTCTAGATTTATATCCGACTCCAGATGTTGTTGGAACTGTATCAGCGGAATATTTTAAGGTTCCTACTACCTTGGCTGAAGATTCTGATACGTCTTTAATACCTACTAGATTTAATAGGATAATTATTGCTAGAGCAAAATTATATTATGCTGAGAACGAAGATGCCCCAGAAATCATGTCTGGTTCATTAGCTGAATTTGAAGATTTACTTGATAAACTTGAAGCTGATGAATTACCATCGCAAAAGGCTCGTAGATTCTCTCGTGTTCAGGACTTATCTAATTTTACGGTGGTTACTGAGTGAGTAAACTAAGGAATAGGCAGGTACAACAGAGTAGAGGACAATCTACTTATTTTCCTTTTGAGGGTGGAGTAAATATAACTGACCCTGCTATGTCGTTAGAACCGGGTGAACTTATTGCAGCTGATAACTTTGAAATAGATTTAAGAGGAAGATATAGTAGGGTTGGTGGATATGAACGATTTGATGGGCAAACACTACCTTCAGAGATAACATTTTATAGGATTCCTTTTACTCTTGGAACTGCTAGAGATTCTGTATTTGACAGCGCTTTTGGGGTTGCATTTGACATGCAGGTTCCTTCCATAGGAGACTTAGTTAAGGGTGCAACTAGCGGGGCTATTGGTTCAGTATTAAATGTTTCGCTTGAGGATGTGACGGGAGACTCTGCTGCAGGAACTTTCTCAACTTCAGATGCAGAAGGGTATGTATATTTTACTATAATAAGCGGAACACTTGAAGACGGGGAGACAATGTATTTTTTAAATAAAGACAGCGCTTTTGGTAGCGCATTTAATGTGGAGTATGGATAATGGGAACACCAACAGCGTTAAGAAAAACAAGAGCGGTTCTGACTGGAACTAGCTTTGCTAACAATACTACTGGCGCTATTACTGCCCAGATGGTTAGGCAATTTGTAGAAACAGGGATGGGTGGTTACGCGACTATATGTGCTAAAGCGGGAACACCAGCCAGTCAGGCAATAGCAACTGCTACAACTGCAGTAATAGATTGGAATGCGGGAAGTACAGGGGCAGATGCGGCAGATGATACAGGAACTGTATCTTCAACTACTGTAGGTACTGATGCAGATTTTGCTAATGACAGAATCAGGATATATGATAAAGGGTTCTTTATGGTAAATCTTGGTATAAGTTTCGCTCAGACTGGAACGGATACTGTAATATGGACATTCAGAATTGCAACTGCTAATACTGGCGCTTCTGCTACATTTCCAGGATTTGATTGTGCGGTTCAAAGAGTGGCTGCAACTTTAGATAATATGGTGTCTGCTTCTGGAATAATTGATACCACTGGTCATACTACTTATACGGATGTGACAGCACAAGTAAAACATGGAGACTCTGGGTCTGAGAATTTTCAGATGCATTACGGTCAATTATCTGTCTTTAGGGTTGGATAATGGGGCTTTTGGCAACCGCTCTTTCTTACGGTCCACCAGTTTTAAGAGACCCTATTGTAGACTCTACTTTAGTCACTGAAGCAAGAACAGCAATAGAAGACCAAAGAAGCAACATTACTGTTGTTCCCGGTGAGGGGAGCGTTCTTGGTGTATGGGAATTCAGCGGGAATGCCTATGCTTTTAGAAACAAGTCTGGTGGTGCTACAGCTGGGATGTATAAATCTACTGCTGCTGGATGGTCTGAAGTAGATTTAGGTTCTGCTTTAAATTTTGATGGAACTACGGTATCTGGTGAACCAGTTCCCGGTAATTCAGGGACACCAACAACAATAACAGGTAACACCAGTAGCGCTTCAGGAACATTGATGGCTATTTCCTTTAGTGGGGAATGGACCACTGGTGCAAGAGGAGCAATGACCCTTACAGATGTGACGGGAACATTTGAGGATAATGAAGACCTTCACATGACTTTGCTTACCTTTGATACTGGTTCAGAAACCATTTCCGAAGGAGATACTATTACTGGAGCAACTTCCAGTAAAACAGCTTCTGTTACAAGTGTAAGAATTAGCAGTGGTACATACGCTGGTGGAGATGCCGCGGGATTAATTTCTGTAAAAAATAATACTGGCACATGGACTAATAGTGAGCCTATAAATATTAATGGGGTGCAACATGCTCTAGTCAATGGGGCTGCTGAACCTGTTTCAACTAAAGTAGCTGTGGCAGATGGAGTTTTATATGCTCAAACATTAAATCCGGGTGGAACGTATGAGTTTATAAATCATAATTTTCTTTCAGAGACCCCAAATATAAGTATGTATGGTGTTAATGGAGCCGATAAAGGATTTTCGTATGATGGAACTACGTTTTATAAGAATTTTACCGGAGTAGAAACAGATACTCCAGAACATCTTATTGCTCACAGTAGCCACTTATTTTATTCTTTTCCAAGTGGAACTATACAGCACTCAAGTATAGCTACTCCTAATAAATGGAGTGTAATAACGGGTGCTGGGGAATTAGGTATAGGAGATATAGTAAGTGGATTCCAAACAGAGGTTGGTGATTCTGTTACTAATACTTTGTCTGTTTTTACTAGGAATGATACTTATATCTTATATGGTTCATCAGCAGCTGATTGGGCTTTAAAGAGGTTTCATGGTGGAACTGGTGCTATCCCATTTACAATTCAAAAGATGGGCCAGACGTTTTTCTTAGATGATAGAGGTCTTACTTCTCTATATACTGTATATAACTTTGGTGATTTTCAGTCCACTGTAGCTTCAGATAAAATTGAAGCATTGATGCAGAAACAGAAAAGTAAAGCCCAAGCTTCGTTAAGAGTGAGAGCTAAAAATCAGTATCGCCTTTTCTTTTCAGATAATACTGGCATTACTCTTACATTTATTAATAAAAAGAATTTAGGAATAATGCCATTTACTTGGAGCCATCAGATTAATTGTTCCTGTTCGGCTGAAGATACAAATGGTTTTGAAGTTTTATATGGTGGTTTCACTGATGGATATGTACGAAGGATAGATTCAGGAACCAGCTTTGATGGTGAAACTGTAGAATCATTTATTAGAACCGCTTATTATCATTATGACACTCCAGATGTAACCAAGAGGTTTAGAGAGGTTACTTTAGAAATAAATGCGGATACATCAACTACTCTGACTATGTATCCTACGTTTGATTTTGGAGGAACTTATAGTCCTAGAACAGTCCCTGTATCTAATTCTTATTCTGTAAGTGTTACGGCTGATGATTGGACTGAAGCAGATATTAGTAATTCAAGTACAGGAGTAACAGCGGTTGCTTCTGAAAGAATAAGGATAAATGGATTAGGTGTGAATATGGGTTTGATAATTAAAAATAGTTCTATATATGATAAACCAATAACGCTTCAGGGCTCAGTTGTTGAATATACACCTAGAGGGTTGAGGAGATAGTGATGATCAAACATGTATTTAGATGGGAAGATGAGGATTACTTAAAGGCTCGTATGGAGCCTTGGATTTGTTATGGTCTTCAGGAGCAACTAGAACAGGAAAAGGCGCAGAAACTATATAACAAGCAAAAAGCTGCTGGTTGGAAAACTGTACGCGATCCTAATGATCAAGGTGGTTCAATATGGGCATCCCCTGCTAACCAGCAATCTGGATGGTATGTGGCGACCCCCAAAACGACTACTGCCGCTGCCCCTGCTACAACTGCTACAACTGCTACAACTGCTGCAACTGCTACGCCAGCCAATCCTAACTTACAGATGCCCTCTTATGATGATTGGGTGAAGCAGGGAACTTATCAGTCTAATTTAGATACTGGTATACATAGTCGGCAGACTGGAGAACCGGGTCATACAGGTGTAAATACTCCCTTTGATCCTTCAGACAAGAATTTACCAGATTATTACCAAGGTTATAAGACTGCAGTTGAAGAGGCATTTGCTAAGAATGAACCCAGTCTTGCAAAAGCAATAATTAGGTCTCACGGACAAACATGGACTGATCCAGTTGACACAACCGTAACAGACACAACCACAACAGACACTACTACTTCTGAACTACCTCTAGTTCCTAATATAGACCCCGGTGCTACTATAAATACAGCAGCAGATTATACAGCTATATTAGGGAATACAGAAGATTTAAGTTTTGTTCAGGATAGAGTTACGGATCTAATTAACACTAACAGTCCTCTTTTTAAAGCAGCCACCACTAAAGCATTACAGATGATGGCTCGTAGAGGAATCGTAAATAGTACTATGGCTCAAGAAGCTGTTATGCAAGCTATCTTAGGGGTGGCAATTCCTATTGCTCAAGAAGATGCTCAAACTTGGAATGCATTACAGGCTGCTAACCAAGGTTACTCCAATGCCATGAAGGCTTCTTCTAATGCAGCTTATCAAAGTGAAATGATGGCTAGACTTGGCGCTAGTGTTGAAGCCGCATTGCAGATGATGCAGCAAAGCGCTACTAATTGGAGATCACTATTGAATGCAAGGCTTAATATAGTCACTCAATCAGATACCAGTGCAGAACAAATTAATATGATGCTTGGAAATGTTACTCCGGGTAATTTCTGGAATCAATATAATCCTTGGTTATATCCTGTTCAGAATCCGACTTGATCAGAGAAGCTAAAAATAGCGATATAAAAAATATAATCAAAGTTTGTCAGGATGCTCATGGGAAATCCCTGTCGAGTAATGTCAAGCTAGATATAGAGACGCTCAGAAAAAATATTCAGGTTTGTATCCTGTCTAAGGAACATCTTGTATTGGTTGTTGAGATTGATAACTTTCTTGAAGGAGCGTTCATCGGGGTGACACATCAATTGTGGTATTCCAGAAAGAAGCAAGCGACTGACTTATTCTTTTATGTAACTGAAAAGGGAACAGGTCATGGAGCACACATGTTCAGACGCTTTATTAAATGGGCAAAAGAAAATCGTGGTGTAAAGGAAATAATGCTTGGCATAAGTTCAGGCATAGGAGATACAGACAGAACAAAAAGACTCTATGAAAGGATGGGCGCAGTAAAAATAGGGGATAACTTTGTTCTTACACAGGAGTGATTCATGGGAAGTATAGTTAAATCAATAGGCAAAGCTATAAAGGGCGGAATTAAAGGATTGGGGAGAATGGTTAAGAAAGCTCTTCCTGCTGTTCTTCTTGCCGGATCAGTTTATCTTGGAATAGGTGCTATGGGTACTGGAGCATTAGGTTCAACAGCAGCCTTTACTTCGGGGCTTCAAAGTGTAGGGAGTACAATAGGTAACTTTTTCATGCCTACTGCTGGGGCTTCTATGACATC